TCCTCTGCCGCGATGGCCGCTGGCGGCCCGTTGAGCCCGGAACATTCCCGCTGGTTGATAGGATATCCGGTCGCATGGGGCTGCTGCGGGGCTACGGCAATGCGATCGTGCCGCCGCTCGCGGCGGAGTTCGTGACGGCGTTTCTGGAGAGCCTGCCGGAGGGGCTGTGATGAAGCAGAGCCGGATCATGTCGATGGTCGAGGCCGCGACGAACGTCGTCGTCGGCTACGTGCTGGCCATCGCCACGCAGATCGTCGTGTTCCCATTGTTCGGGATCGAGACCGGTCTCGCCGAGCACATGACCATCGGCCTCGCCTTCGTCGGCGTCTCGCTGGCGCGCGGCTATCTTCTGCGCCGGCTGTTCGAATTTTGGCGGTGACGCCGCGCGTCACTCTTCGGAGGCGACTTCCGAGACGTATGCACCGCCCGCATTCCACGAACCTTCATCGAGGGTCCAGACGGCGTTTTCCATGTCGGCCAGAACCTTGAAGGCGGCGACTTGCGCCGCCTCAGGGGATAGTGCTTCGACGGACACGAAGGTGCTTTCGGTGACGTCGCGGGTGATCTTGACCCTGAAGCGCGGCATCAGTCCGCGTCCTGAATGCGATAGCAGCGCCCACGACCCTCGACCTTCTCCGAGGTGATGGTCAGGCCGAGCTTCTTTTTCAGTGCGCCGGACATGGCGCCCCTAGCGGTGTGAGCCTGCCAGTCGAGTGCCGCCACGATCTCGTCGATGGTGGCTCCGCCCTCGGCGCGGAGCATCTCGATCAGCTTCGCCTGCTTCGTGCCCGCGCGCGGTGTGCGCGCCTTGGCCGCGGGGTCGCCCTCGGCGGGAGCGTCCTTCGGGGCCTCCGCGCTCGGCGCCGCGTCGGCGCCCGTGTTCGCTCTGTCGCCGCCTTCCGGCTCGATCCCGATGGCGGCGAGGCCCGCATCTGCGATGTGCAGGAGGATGGCGCGGCCGTCCGTGTCGTTGCGCCAGATGCGGTTGAGGGCGGCATCGGCCTTGGTCCGGCTGTCGGTCGTGGTCTCGGCGATCAGCCCGCGGGAGAGGAGCGCGCCGACCACCTTGGCGGCCGCGCCGCCGCGGAGCGAGCCGGGAAGCGGCAGGACGTTGCGGTCCTCGCGCTGCGCGGCGGCGCTGAGGATCACGAGCTGGGTATCGGAAAGCTTGGTCATGGGGTCGTCTCCTTGGTCGGGGCCGCGACCGTCGCGACCCTCCTACGACCCCGAGCCGCGCCTTGGCGCGGCAGGAGTTCCGGCGGGGCCGGAGGTCAGATCAGCCCGAGGTCTCGCAGGAGCGTGGCGGCGTCGGGCAGCCGATCCGTCGCCACGTCGATGGCGATGGTCATGCTGTCGGCGGTAAGGCGGGCCGAAATGTCCGCTTCCTCGCGGAGGGCGTCCCCGATCTCCTCGAGAACGGCGGGGATGCGGCTGGCATCCCAAGGCTCGTTCAGGCCGCGGATGGCGATGCGGATGGTGCTGGTTTCCATGGTGCTTACTCCGCGTGCTCGCCCTCGCCGAAGGCGCTGTCGGTGATGCGCTTGAGGAGGCTGGCGTAGTGGTCAAGGGTGCCGACCATCGCCCAGCCCACCTCGTCGGGGTGGCAGTTGAAATGGTCGTCGCTCAGCGCCTGTAGCCGGGCGAGCATCTCGTCGATCTCGGCTTTCTTGCCGATGAAGGCGTTCAGCGCGGCTTCTTTGTTGCGGCGCGCCTTCTCGGCGCGGAGCTGGTGGCGGGGCGTGGTGATTGGGTTCAGGCGCGTGGTCATCCGGTGGCTCCGTGTGCTGAGTTGCATCGTCCTTCTGGATCCAGGTTCGCTCCGGCGCAGAGGCTTATCAACTCAATAAGCACATGATTTCGAATGATAATCGGAGCGCGGCATGGAGGGTCTGAGCGAGCGCCAATACGCCGCCCGCGTCGGCCTCTCGCGCGGGGCGATCCAGAAGGCGAAGGCCGCCGGCCGCCTGGTGCTGCACGCCGATGGGAGCATCGATCCCGACGCCAGCGACGCGCGCCGGGCCGAGAGCACGGACCCGTCGAAAACCCGCAAGCCGCCCGCGCCGAAGCGCAAGCCCGTACCGGAGGCGGCTGTTTCGGCGGTGGGCGATACCCTCAAGGAACAGGGCCTGGCCGCGCCGGCCACGGGCGGCGGGACGACCTTCCTGCAGGCGAAGACGGCCAACGAGGTGCTGAAGGCGCAGGAGCGGCGCATCCGGCTGCAAAAGCTGAAAGGCGAGCTGATCGACCGCGCCCGCGCGCTGGCGCTGGTGTTCCGGCTGGCGCGGCAGGAGCGCGATGTCTGGGTCAACTGGCCCGCCCGGGTGGCCGCACTGATGGCGGCCGATGTGGGCGTGGAACCGGCCGCGATGCAGAAGGCTCTGGAGAAACATGTCCGATCCCAGCTCGACGACCTCGCCGAGATCCAGCCCGATCTCCGCTGAGGACGCGGACGCGCAGGCCTTCGACGGGGCGCAGGACATCCTGCGTGCCTGGGGCGCAGGGCTGCGGCCCGACCCGGACCTGACGGTATCCGAATGGGCCGACCGGCACCGCAAGCTGTCGTCGCGCGCCTCGGCCGAGCCCGGGCAGTATCGCACGGTGCGCACGCCTTACATGGGCGAGATCATGGACCGGCTGAGCCCCGGCGATCCCACGCAGCGGGTGGTGTTCATGAAGGCCGCGCAGGTCGGCGCGACAGAGGCCGGGAACAACTGGATCGGGTTCGCCATCCACCAGGCGCCGGGCCCGATGCTTGCGGTCCAGCCGACGGTGGAACTGGCCAAGCGCAACTCGCGCCAGCGGATCGACCCGCTGATCGAGGAAAGCCCGGAGCTGCGGGAGCGAATCAAGCCGGCGCGCTCGCGCGATGCGGGCAACACCATGCTGTCGAAGGAGTTCGCGGGCGGCATCCTGATCATGACCGGGGCGAACTCGGCGGTGGGGCTGCGGTCCACGCCGGCGCGCTATATCTTTCTCGACGAGGTCGACGCGTATCCGGCCTCGGCCGACGAGGAAGGCGATCCGGTGACGCTGGCCGAGGCGCGCTCGCTGACCTTTGCCCACCGGCGCAAGGTGTTCCTCGTCTCGACGCCGACGATCCGGGGGCTCTCCCGAATCGAGCGGGAGCTCGAGGCGTCCGACCAGCGCCGCTTCTTCGTGCCATGCCCGCATTGCGACGCAATGCAGTGGCTGAAGTTCGACCGGCTGCGCTGGGAGAAGGGGCGGCCGGAGACGGCGGAGTATCTCTGCGAGGGCTGCGACGGGGCCATCGCGGAGCACCACAAGACGGCGATGCTGGAAGCGGGCGAATGGCGCGCGACCGCCGAGCCGGAGGACCCCGGCACCGTCGGCTATCACCTCTCGGCGCTCTACTCGCCGGTGGGCTGGCTCGGCTGGGACCGGATCGCGCGCGCCTGGGAGGCGGCCCGAGGCTCGGACGAGGCGATCAAGGCGTTCCGCAACACGATCCTCGGCGAGACATGGGTCGAGAGCGGCGAGGCGCCCGACTGGCAACGGCTGGCGGATCGCCGCGAGGCATGGAAACCGGGCACCGTGCCGGCGGGCGGCCTGTTCCTGACCGCCGGCGCCGACGTGCAGAAGGACCGCATCGAGGTCGATGTCTGGGCCTGGGGCCGCGGGCTGGAAAGCTGGCTCGTCGATCATGTCGTCATCGAGGGCGGGCCCGGCGATCCGGCCTGCTGGCAGCAGCTCACGGATCTGCTGGGGCGCACATGGACGTATGCCTCCGGCGAGCATCTGGCGATCGCGCGTCTTGCGATCGACACGGGCTACGAGACCAGCGCGGTCTATGGCTGGGCGCGGCAGGTCGGCTTCGCGCAGGTGGCACCCGTGAAGGGGCTCGACGGGTTCAATCGGTCGAGCCCGGTGACAGGCCCCACCTATGTTGACGCGACCGTCGCGGGCAAGCGCCTGCGCCGCGGCGCGCGGCTGTGGAGCGTGGCGACCTCGACCTTCAAGGCCGAGACCTACCGCTTTCTGCGCCAGGACCGACCGGCGGAGGAAGAGATCGCCGCCGGTGCACCGTTTCCGCCCGGAACGGTGCATTTGCCGTCCTGGGCGGACAGCGAATGGCTGAAGCAGCTGGCCGCCGAGCAGCTGGTCACGGTGAAGGGCAAGCGCGGCTTCACGAAGCTCGAATGGCAGAAGCTTCGGGAGCGCAACGAGGCGCTGGACTGCCGGGTCTACGCCAGGGCCGCCGCGTGGATCGCCGGGGCCGACCGGTGGTCTGAGGCCCGCTGGGCCGATCTGGAGACGCAACTCGGCATCGAACAGCGGAGCGATCCTAATGGGGTGACGGGCTCCGAACCGCCCGCTGGCAAGCGGAGCACGCTGCGGCGGCGGACCGTCCGCTCGAGTTACATGGAGTGATCAGTGGGCCTTCTTTTCCCCGCGACTACGATGGCCGGCACGCACCCTGCGCCGGAACTCGGCGAGCATGGCCAGGTCGAACTCGATCTCCCGGCGGTCGATGTCCTCAGGGTCAAAGGCGCCTCCGACCCATTCCAGCAAGAACGCATGTTCGGGATGTTTCGGGTCGGCGATCGCATCGAGGAAGTTCATGAACCCGGGCAGACCGCCCACATCTTCGGGCGGTGCGCGGCGTCCGCCCTCGACGAACACCGGATAATCTTTGTCTGGATCACCGTCGCGGACGTGCTCCACACGGATGCTGTGCCGCCAGTCGTCACCGAAATCGTAGACATAGGTGAATTGGTCGATTCCCCGATCCATCACCTGATTCAGCCGGGTTCCCTTGGCCTTGTAGACCCGGCCGGACGCGCTCTCCAATCCGGGGAGCGGGTCGCCATAGGCGCGGTCGCCCACGCGAAACTCGTAGAGATGCGCATGGTCCCACCGCATCACGGCCTGAAGGATGTCGTGCAATGTCGACAGGGTGATCGCAGCCGCCACGTCAACCCGCCGCCAGATACGCGGGGTGATGTCCTCGAGTTCGATCATCAGACGGGCGACGGGCTCCGACATGGGTCCTCCGGGCGGCAGCTTTGTCCCAACCATAGAAGGCGCGCGTGATGCCGACAATTACCGACCTGCGCAGCCGCCGCGACGCGCTCTCGGCGCAGCGCTCCTCCGGCGTGGCGCGGGTCAGCTATGACGGCAAGACCGTCGAGTATCGCAGCGTGGTCGAGATCGACCGCGCCATCGAGGCGCTGGACCGCGAGATCGCCGCGGCCGAGGGCCGGCGGATCGTGCGGCAGCTGCGTGTGACGTCGACGAAGGGGCTGTGATCCATGGGGCTGTTCGACCGGTTCCGCCGCCAGCCCGCCGGCGGCCCTGCGGGCATGCGTGCGCGCCTCGAAGGGGCGATGTCCCGGCGCCGGTTGCGCGGCTGGAACCCGCCGCTGGAGAACGTCAACGCGCTCGTCGCCTCGGGCGGCCCAAAGCTGCTGGCGCGGGCGCGCGAACTGGTGGTCACCAACGGCTATGCCGCCAATGCCTGCGAGGCCTTCGCCGCCAATCTCGTCGGCGACGGCATCAAGCCGTCTTCGCTGATCGACGACGCGGAGCTTCGGGACCAGGTCCAGCGGCTCTGGCTCGCCTGGACCGACGAGGCGGACGCGGACGGGCTGACGGACTTTTACGGCCTTCAGGCCATGGTCGCGCGAGAGATGTTCGTCGCGGGCGAGTGTTTCGTCAGGTTCCGCCCGCGTCGTGCTGAGGACGGGCTGCTGGTCCCGCTGCAACTGCAATTGCTGCAGTCGGAGATGCTGCCCTTTGAGAAGACGGAAACGGCGGCGAACGGCAATCGCATCCGCTGCGGGATCGAATTCGATGCCATCGGACGGCGTGTGGCCTATCACTTCCGCCGGCGGCATCCGGGCGACAGCACCGATCAGGGGGCCGTGATCCCGGAAACGGTGCGCGTGCCCGCCAACGACGTGCTGCACATCTACCGCGCCCTGGACGCTGGCCAGATCCGGGGCCTGCCGCATGTGGCCCCGGCGATGGTGCGGCTGTTCCTGCTGGACCAGTACGACGATGCGGAACTGGACCGGAAAAAGACGGCGGCGATGTTCGCTGGGTTCATCACCAAGACCGCGCCGGAAGAGCCGATGATGGGCGAGGCGGAGGCAGATCTCGACGGCGCCGCCATCGCGAGCCTAGAGCCGGGCACGATGCAGGTGCTGCTGCCGGGCGAGGACGTCAAGTTCTCGAGCCCCGCCGATGTTGGGGGCGGCTACGAGGCGTTCCAGTATCGCACGTTGCTCGCGGTCTCGGCCTCGCTGGGGCTGCCGTATCACCTGGTCACCGGGGATGTGCGCCAGGCGAACTATTCGAGCCTCCGTGCAGAGCTGGTCGAGTTCCGCCGCCGCATCGGCCAGCTGCAACACGGGGTGATCGCGCACCAGTTGTGCCGTCCGATCTGGCGGCGCTGGCTTGAGACAGCCGCATTGTCGGGGGCGCTGGATATCGGAGACCCCACCGGCGCGCGGCCGGTGCAATGGATCCCGCCACGCTGGGACTGGGTCGATCCGCTGAAGGACATCCAGGCTCAGGTGCTGGCCATGGAGGCGGGGATCACCTCGCGGCGCAAGGTGGTCGAAGCCACCGGCTACGACGTCGAGGAAGTGGATCGAGAGAATGCGGCGGATGCCAGGCGCGTCGCCGATCTCGGCCTAACCTACCGCACCAGTCCCGGCGAGACACAGGGCGCGCGGGCCACGCCATCGCGCCGGCCAGAGCCGGGTGACGCGGGCAAAGACGGCGGTGACGACACCGAACAGGAGTAAGTCCATGAACAATTGGTATGCGATCCGCGCCCGAGTGTCGGGAACGGAAGTGTCGATATATGACGAGATCGGCGCCTATGGGGTCTCGGCGAAAGGGTTCCTTGCCGACCTCGGCGCACTGCCCGACGCATCGCGATCGATCTGCGGCTGAACAGCCCGGGCGGGTCGGTGTTCGATGCGGTGGCGATCTACAATGCGCTGAAGCGGCACGCGGGCACGGTCACGGTCTGGATCGACGGCATTGCGGCGTCGGCCGCGTCCTATATCGCGATGGCGGGTGACGAGATCGTCATGCCCGAGAATGCCTTCCTGATGATCCACGATCCATCTGGCATGGTGATGGGCACGGCGGGCGACATGCGCGACATGGCCGGGACGCTCGACAAGATCGCGGGCAGCATGCTGCGCGGCTACGCGGTCCGCAGCGGCAGGTCCGAGGAGGAGATAGCGCCGCTGATGGCCGCTGAGACCTGGTTCGATGCTGCCGAAGCATTGGACGCGGGTCTGGCCACACGTCTTGCGGAGCCGGTGCGGATCGCCGCGAGCTTCGATATCGCACGCTTCCGCAATGCGCCGTCGGCACTGGTCCAGGCTGTCCAAGCGGTCGACACGCCCGCAGCGGCTGACATCGTTGGCGACGGCAACGATGTTGCGCCGGGCGCAGATCCCGCGCTGCCGGCCGAGTTGACCGAGCCAGATGCGGATCCCGCGCCGCCCGATCCGGACGCGCCGCGCGAGCCGGACACGCCGGATGGCACTGTTGCAGCCGCCAACACTGCTCCGGACCCAGCGGCGATCCGTGCCGAAGCCATCGACCATGCCCGGGCGGTCATCGATCTCTGCCGCCTCGCGGGTCAGCCGCAGATGGCAGGCCGGTTTCTGGAAGAAGATGCCAGCCTTGATCAGGTGCGCGCGAAGCTTCTGGCCGCCAAGGCTGAGGCCGAGCCGCAGATCACCTCCCATCACCCGCAACCGGGCCGGACCACGACGGCGCGCCCCTGGAGCGAGATTGTCGCCCGCACCTTCAAGTTGAAAGGATAATTCCGTGACCACGCTCACCGAGACCACGCATCCCGGAGGCTTTCTCGTCTGGGAGGCGTTCCGCGACTACACCCGCGAAACCGTCACCGTCGCCTCTGGAACCATCGATCCTGGCACCGTGCTGGGCAAGATCACCGCCTCGGGCAAATACGCGGCTCATGATCCCGCGGCCGTCGACGGCACGGAAACCGCCGTCGCGGTGCTTTGGGGCAAGGCCGACGCCTCGGGCGGGGAGGTCGTCGCTGTTGCGCTGATCCGCGGCCCCGCCGTCGTCAATCGCCACGATCTCGTCTTTGCGGGGACGCCGACCGAGGGCGAGATCACCGCTGCCCATGCGGCGCTGCTGGCGGTCGGCATTCTCGTCCGCTGATCAAACCCTCAAAGGAGGCATTCCCATGACCACCATGGATATCTTCGAAGGCGATGCCTTCACCATCATTGAGCTTACCCGCGCGCTGGAAAACATCCCCTTCAAGCCAGCGATCCTATCGGGCGCGGCTCTGTTCTCGCCGCGCGGCGTGCGCTCGCGCACCGTCGTGATCGAGAGCCGGGACGGCACGCTGTCTCTGATCCCGTTCTCTGAACGCGGCTCGGCGGCCGAGCAGCAGGTGCCAGAGCGTCGCGACATGCGCGCCTTCGTGTGCCGCCAGTTCAAGAAGCAGGACGTGCTCTGGGCCTCTGAAATTCAGGGCATTCGCGACTTCGGCTCGGAAAGTGCGACCCAGCAAGTGCAAAGCGAGGTCGCCCGAAAGCTTGGCCGTTTGCGCCAGGATGCGGAGGCGACGTTCGAATATCACCTGCTGAACGGCATTCAGGGGATCGTGAAAGACCCCAAGGACAGCGCCACGGTGATCAACTACTTCACCGAGTTCGCCATCACGCCCGCCACCGAGATCGACTTCGATCTCGACAACGCGACCCCGGGCTCAGGCGCGCTGCGTAAACGCTGCCAGGCGCTGATCGAAAGCGTCGAAGACAGCATGGGCGGGCTCGCGGCCGGGGCCGTGCAGGTCCGCGCTGAATGTGGCTCGGCCTTCTTCGCCGATCTCATTGCCCACAAGGAGGTGCGCGAGACCTATCTCAACACCGCCGCTGCCGCCGATTTGCGCGGCCGAGTTGCTGACGAGGTCAGCTTTGGCGGTATTACCTTCCGCCGCTACCGGGGTGGGGCGGGCTTTGGCGTGCCGACCGACAAGGCGTTCTTCTACCCCGAAGGGGTGGAAGGCCTCTTCGAGATCTACCATGCCCCTGCGGACACGTTCGAAACGGTCAATACTCTGGGCCTGCCGCTCTACGCCCGTACAATCCCGGATAGGGACCGTGACGAATGGGTGCGGCTCGAGATCGAGAGCAATCCACTGCCGATCTGCACTCGCCCACAAGTGCTGCGTAGCGCCCGGCGTACGTGATGTCTGCCTTCGACGCCGCCGTCGACTTGCTGTTCGCCGACCCGAACATCGGGCGAGAGGCGATCTACACCTCCGACGGCGGCGCGCCCATGCTGTTGCGCGTCGTCTCGCGGCAGGCTGATGCGATCACCGACTTTGGCGATGGCCGTCTTTGGTCGGAAACGACCCGAGTAGACCTGCGCGTCGTGGAGGTTCCAGCCCCGCGGCCTGGCGACCGCATCGAGATCGACGGCGAGGCGTTCCTCATTCAGGGCGAGCCCGTTCGTGACCGGGAACGATTGGTCTGGACCGTCGATCTGAGGCCCGCGTGAGACTAAAGCTCGACATAGATCCCGACATCGTGGCCATGATGGCAGCCGAGGTCGCGGCGGGCGAACGTGCGGTGACAGCCGCTATGCGCGAGGCCGGGACCGGGCTCAAGACTGCCTGGCGCATGCAGATCACTGGCGCGGGACTGGGGCGAAGGCTCGCCAACTCGATCCGCAACCAGAACTTTCCGCGGTCGGGCGAAAGCCTCGATGCCGCCGCGCTGGTCTGGTCCAAGGCCCCGGTGATCGTCGGTGCGCACGACACTGGCCCATTGATCCGCTCGAAAGATGGGTTCTGGCTGGCGATCCCGCTGCCAGCGGCTGGCAAGTCACTGCGCGGCGGCAGGATCACTCCCGGTGAATGGGAACGACGACGCGGTTTGCGCCTGCGGTTTGTTTATCGCCACACAGGTCCAAGCCTGCTGGTGGCGGAAGGGCGGCTTAACACCAAGGGCCAAGCAGTGGTGTCGCGCTCGAAGACCGGACGCGGCAAGGTCACTGCGCCGATCTTCCTGCTGGTGCCGCAGGTGAAACTGCCGAAGCGGCTGGACCTCGCGCGGGACGCTGAGCGGGCGCTCGACAGCGTGCCGGGGCTGATCGTGGCAAACTGGGTGGAGGGGAGGTAAATTGCTTAATCATCAGACACTAAAGGGCAACTGCTAATGGTAGCGTCATTTAGGAAAGTTCGCTTTCCGATAACGTCGACAATCTCGTTGGGCCCGCAATTGCAGAAATAAACTTGTTCGAACGGGGCGTCTTCTCGTTGAAGGCAAACTGGTGGCGAAAGTGTGGGACCCAACGCCATCTGTATGACTGACTCTGACCCGATGCTCTGGGGCTGAGTGGCTGTGATGCAACCATCAAACTGGCGTGCGAACTCTTGCAAACGTTCTGCCACTGTCGATCTCGGTGCTTCAAACCCTTCGCAGTAAACAATGAATGGATTGCCGGGTTGGGTCCATTCTACGATGTACCCTTCTTCGCGGACAGACGTGATTTGGTCTAGCAAGTACGCATGTCCAGGCGCATTGTTCTGATCAAAAGCGTCTCTAACGCGGTTTTCCTGAGCCGCCCAAAAGATACCGCCTCCAAGAAATACCCCCACAACAAGATATGCCGCCGCCTTAACCCCTTCTTTCAGGGTGTCTTTGACAAGATCATCTCTGACGTCACTGATAATATTTCTAATCCATGAGGCGGCACTGGATCGGCTCGAAGCCCCCTTTCGGGGCTCAACGGAACCTTCATCTCCTTCTGGCTTGGGTTGGTCTTCGCTATCTGACACTTGTCGCTACCTAGAGAAGGGGATGAACAGGTATTCTACCAATGAGCTATCCGATCTCTCATTTCTGATAGCGAGCTTTGGCTGGGAAATGTCCGTGAAAAAAACAGAGCCGCCTAGGAATTCGTTTAATTGCTCAATGCTATCGGGAGTTGCCAACGCACAGCGCACATCAAATCGATCTAGGTCAATTCCAACCTCTTCGCTCGAAACGAACTCACCAAAAAACTGACTTCGAACCAAGTCGAAGCACTGCGCGATGGAGCTAATGAATTCGTCGGTCTGCAAGTCTGGATCAGCTTGGTCACTCGGGCTGGCCGCTGCTAGAAGTAATGGGACCGTTGAGGCGAGCTCGATTGGATCAAACCCACCCCCAATACTGAAATTCGCGCTTCGTAGGCGCTGAGCTGCCTCTGCCAACTCGTCGGCTGGCGGGCTTCCAGCAGGAACACCTTCGATAGAAAACCGGCACTCTCTATCATCTACATCCTCAGTGATCGATAGGGTCAGGGCGCCTGGCCAACCAATCCGCGCTTGCTCGGATATCGGTTCATCGCAGATCGCCGTGTCCGCTAGAACGGAGCCAGCAAGTCCGACGATCGATCCGATCGCGACAAAAATGACTTTCGGAAACTTCATTTCAAGACCCCGCCAAACCCAGATATCCCATCTTAGCCTGTTTTTGCTTCTTCGTCAGCATTCAAGGCAAAGCTGCGAGTCATACATGACCACCCCCCGCGAAACCATCCTCACCGCGCTGCATGCGCGGCTCTCGGTACTGCCCGCCACCGCCCTGCGCGGCGAGGTGCTTCCCGAACGCGTCCCGTCCGACGGCCTGCTGATCCTCCGCGACGGCGAACCGGGGGAGCCCGAGGTGACGCTGTCGCCGCTCACCTACCACTATCAGCACCGTGCCGAGATCGAGGCGGTCGTGCAGGGGACCGACCGTGACGCCGTCTTCGACACGCTGACCGCCAGTTTTGGGGCAGCAATTGCAGCCGACCGCACGCTGGGCGGCATTTGCGACTGGGTCGAAGCGGAAGCGCCACGTCCGGTCGATCTGCCAGTCGAGGGCGCGGCCAGCCTGAAGGCGGCCATCATTCCGGTTGTGCTGCATTATTCAACGGCCGATCCGCTCGGCTGATCCCGACAACCCGAGGAGAACACGATGGCACGAGCCCAAGGGGCGCGGGCGCAGATGGCGCTTGCGTTCGAGACGACCTATGGAACGCCGCCTGTGGGTGGCTTCACGAAAATGCCCTTCGCCAGCACCTCGCTGGGCGCGGAGCAACCGCTGCTGAACTCCGAACTGCTAGGCTATGGCCGCGACCCGCTGGCACCGATTAAGGACGCGGTGACGGCGGATGGCGCTGTTGTCGTGCCACTGGACGCAGAAGCCTTCGGGTTCTGGCTGAGGGCGGGTTTTGGCGATCCGACCACGACCGGAACCGGCCCCTGGACTCATGAATTTCAGTCGGGGTCCTGGACCTTGCCCAGCATGTCTATCGAAACCGGCATGCCCGAGGTGCCACGCTATGCGATGTATTCCGGCTGCGTGCTCGACCAGATCAATTGGCAGATGCAGCGTTCAGGGCTGCTGACCGCGACGGCGCGGCTGGTGGCGCAGGGCGAGACCGTGGGCACAACGACCAGCGCAGGCACGCCTGCCGCTCTCGAATTGCAGCGCTTCGGCCATTTCAACGGCGCGATCACCCGCAATGGCTCGGCCCTCGGCAATGTCGTCTCGGCGGACATCACCTACGCCAACAATCTCGACCGGATCGAAACCATCCGCTCGGACGGCCGCATCGACGGGGCAGACCCGTCCATTGCGGCTCTGACCGGCTCCATCGAGGTCCGTTTCGCCGATCAGACGCTGGTGACACAGGCGATCAATGGCGATCCCTGCGAGCTTGAGTTTGCCTATGTGCTGCCCTCTGGCGAAAGCTTCACCTTCACCGTGCACGCCGTCTATCTGCCACGCCCCCGCATCGAGATTTCTGGGCCGCAGGGCGTGCAGGCCACTTTCGACTGGCAGGCCGCACGCGACAGCACGGTCGGCCGGATGTGCACCGCCACCCTGATCAACGACATCGAGGTATACTGATGCTGACTCTCGATCTTACGAATACGCCGCGCTGGCATGATCTCGTGCCAGGTGTGCGGGCGGAGCTGCGCCCACTGACCACGGCCCTGATGGTTGCGACGCGCAGCGATCCAGCCGTCGAGGCGGTCCCCGAGACCGCGTCCGACGAAGAACGCGCCGTCGCCTTTGCCAAAGCGCTGGCACGACGGGCAGTTCTCACTTGGGAGGGCATCGGCGACGCAGACGGCAATCCCATCGACCCCAGTCCAGACGCCGTCGACGCGCTTCTCGACGTCTGGCCGATCTTCGAGGCCTTCCAGCTGAGCTACGTTTCCAAAGGTCTGCTGCTGGAACAGGAAAAAAACGTCTCCGCGTCCTTGCCGAGTGGTCCTTCGGCGGGGGCGACCGATACTGCCAAGCCTGCCAAACGGCGTGCAAAGACTGCCCGGACCGGCTGAACCGGCCGCTGACTTACGAGGGTTGGCAGGTCTGGGACCTGGTCGACCGTCTCGGCGGCCAACTGCGAGTTCTGCCGGGCGCGGTGATCGGCTGGGACCTTACCGCGGCGCTCGCCCTCAGTGACGCACTCGGCGTGCCGCCTGCCGCAGCAGCTGAACTGCTGCCTGTCATAGAAGCGGTGATGGTCACCAAACTCAACGAACAGATGGATCACTCGCATGGCGGAAAAACGGGTTAGCGTCCGACTTGCCGCAGTCGGCGGCCGACAGGTGCGTGCCGAACTGGAAGGTGTCGGCGAGGCTGGAGCGCGCGGTTTCGGGCGGCTTAGCCGCGAGATGGAAGCGGCCAACACCCGGCTGGCGGCATTCTCGCGACGCGTGCAGATCGCGGCTGCTGCTGCGGTTGCCGCCGCTGCGGCTGCTGGCGTGGCCATGGTCCGCTCGGGGCTTCAAACGGTGGATGCGCAGGCGAAGCTGGCGCAATCGCTTGGCACGACGGTCGCTTCGATCCAGACCCTCGAGCGTGCTGGCGAGCTGGCGGGCGTCTCCATATCGGGCATCGAACAGGCGACAAAGGATCTGACGCGCCGCCTCAGTCAGGCGGCCGCCGGGACCGGACCCGCGGCGGATGCGCTTGATCGGCTGGGGCTCTCCGCGACCGACTTGATTGCCCTGCCGCTCGACCAGCGGGTTGGTGCCATCAACGCGGCCATCGAGGAATTTGTGCCCGCCGCCGAACGCGCGGCCGTCGCCGGTCAGCTTTTCGGCGAGGAAGGCTCCATCGCCATGTCGCGGATCGACACCGCGACGCTGCGCCAGGCGACCGAGGACGTGCTTGCCTTCGGGGTGGTCGTCTCCGAGCAGGATGCCGACCAGATCGAGCGGACCAATGACGCGATCTCCCGGCTTGGCCTGATCTGGCGTGGCCTGTCGAACCAGCTGGCGGTCGCTGCGGCACCCGCGTTGGAAGCGGTCGCGAATGCCATGGCGGCCGTGGCCAGCCGCACCGGGCCGCTCGGCATCGCGATCCGGGGCCTCTTCGACAACATCGGACGATTGACCACCTATGCCGCCACGTTTGTGGCTTTTCTTGCGGGGCGTTGGGTCGCCGGGATGGCCGTGGCGGCCTTGTCGGTGCGCGGTCTCGCCACGGCGCTGGTCCTGTTGCGCGGGGCGCTGATCCGCACCGGCATCGGGGCACTGATCGTTGGTGCGGGCGAGCTCGTCTATCAGTTCACGCGGCTTGTGTCGGGCGCGGGCGGATTTGGTGAGGCATTGTCGCTCCTGAAGGACCTCGCCGTTGAGGTCTGGGACCGCATCAAGATGGGGGCTGCGGCGGCGGGCGCTGCCGCCACGGCGATGTTCTTCGATCTGAAGGCCGATGCCGCCTCCGGCATGCAGAGCGCCATCGAGAGCGTTGTGGGCTTCGGCAACACCGCCGCGAACACGTTTGAGGGGGCCTATGAGGCGATTAAGGCGATCTGGGGACTGCTCCCGGCCGCCATCGGCGATCTGGCGTTCCAAGCGGCCAACAGCCTGATCGACGGTGTCGAGGCAATGCTGAATGGCGTCGTCTCGCGCATCAACTCATTCATTGGCGGGATCAATCAGGGGCTGGAAGCGCTTGGATCCGAGCGGCGTATCTCGATCATCCCCGATCTCGAACTGGGCCAGATCGAAAACCGTTTTGAGGGTGCCGCGACGGCTGCAACCACCGCCGCACAATACGCTTTCGAACGGGCGTTCGAGAACAACCCGCTCACAGTTCCCGATCTGGGGCTGACCCAGGCGACCAATACTGCACTGGCCACGGCCAACACCTATCGAGGGGCGGCTCGCGATCTGGCCGAAGGCGCGCGTGCGCCCCTCGCCAGCTGGCAGGCCCTGCGTGACGCGGTGCAGGGCAGTAATGAGGGTGGCGCAGACGCGCTGACCGAGGCGACTGGCGCGGCTGAGCGTTTGGAGACAGCCCTTGGCGATGCCGGACGTGCGGCCACGGGTACAGGCGCTGCGGCCGGGGCTGCTGCCGCTGCCGCCGAACCCGACACCGAAGCCGCCGTCACCGGCTGGCAGGCGGTCACCGCAGCGCTCAGCGACTATGCCAGCAAGGCCCGGGATATCGGCGGTGATATCGGCCAGGCGCTGGTTGGCGCGTTTCAGTCGGCTGAGAATGCCGTCGGCGAGTTCGTCAAGACCGGCAAGCTGGACTTCCGCGGTCTGGTCACCTCGCTGTTGGCCGATCTCGCCAAGCTGGCGGCGCGGCGGTTCATCCTCGGGCCGATCGCCAATGCGCTCTCCGGCGCGCTCGGCGGTGCGGGCGGGATCTTCGCGAACATCTTGCATGCAGGTGGTATGGTCGGAGCGACTGGACCCTCGCGGATGGTCCCGGCGATGGCCTTCGCGGCCGCACCTCGCATGCATTCCGGCGGCGTTGCCGGTCTCCGCCACGATGAAGTCCCGGCAATCCTGCAACGCGGAGAGCGGGTGCTGTCGCGGCGTGAGGCACAGAGCTACGGCGCGAGCGGCGGGGTGAACGTCACCATCATGGCCCGCGACGCCGAGAGCTTCCGGCAATCCAGGACGCAGGTCGCGGCTGACATCGCCCGCGCCGTGTCGCTCGGGCGGAGGGGGATGTGAGTGGGACCCCGCAAGTAGGAACCGGTTGCGGGGGCCAGAGCACGAACCATGGAGAGACTTGATGGCGTTTCATGAGGTCCGGTTTCCCGACAATATCAGCCGGGGCGCGCGGGGTGGGCCGGAGCGCCGAACGCAGATCGTCGAACTGGCCTCCAGCGACGAGGAGCGCAACGCCAGCTGGGCAAATTCCCGACGGCGCTATGATGTCGCTTACGGCATTCGCCGCGCTGATGATCTGGCGGCTGTCGTTGCCTTCTTTGAGGCGCGCAATGGTCGGCTGCATGGGTTTCGCTTCAAGGACTGGGGTGACCACAAGTCCTGCCTTCCCTCGGGAACGCCAGCACCGAACGATCAGGCGATTGGCACCGGCGACGGCGCGACGACCGCCTTCCAGCTGGTCAAGCGCTACACCTCAGGCGCGCAATCCTGGACGCGCGCCATCGCCAAGCCAGTGGACGGAGTCGTGCGCATCGCGCTCGGTGGGGTCGAGCAGCTTTCAGGCTGGTCGGTCGACACCACGACGGGCCTCGTCACCTTCAACACCGCACCCGGGGCGGGCGTCTCCATCACCGCAGGTTTCGAGTTCGACGTGCCGGTCCGCTTCGACACCGATGCGCTCGACGTGACGCTCGACCTCGAGCGGCTTGGCTCGATCACAACCATCCCACTTCTGGAACTTCGCCGATGAAAAACATCACCCCCGACCTTCAGGCCCATCTCGACGAGGGCACGACGACACTCGCCTGGTGCTGGCGCATCACGCGGGCCGATGGCGTCACCTTCGGCTTCACCGATCACGACCGGACGCTCAGCTTCGACGGCACCGACTTCGAGCCCGAGAGCGGGCTCACGGCGTCCGAGGTGCGCTCCGGCTCGGACCTGTCCGTCGACGCGCAGGATGCCGAGGGTGTGCTGACCTCAGACCGGATCACCGAGACCGACATCCTCGACGGTCGCTGGGACAACGCCGAGGTCGAGGTCTGGCGGGTGAACTGGGCGGATACCGGACAGCGCGTGCTGCTGCGCCGGGGCGCCATCGGCCAGATCCGGCGTGGGCGGCTGGCCTTCGTCGCCGAAGTCCGCTCGCTCGCGCATGTCCTTGGCCAGACGGTCGGGCGGACCTTCCAGGCGACTTGTGACGCTGCGCTCGGGGACGCGCGCTGTGGCGTCGATCTCGAGGATCCGACCTACAAGGGCACCGGCGCGGTGATCGATCTGCTGCGAGACAGGGCCTTCACCGCCTCGGGACTCGGCGGGTTCGAGGCCGCTTGGTTCACCTTCGGCACCGTCGAATGGACCAGCGGCGCGAATGCCGGGCGCAAAGCCGAGGTGCTCGGCCACGACGCGACGGACGGCGTGGCGATCCTGACCCTGCTCGAGGCGCCGGTTCGCGCGCTCGCCGAGGGCGACGCGTTCACCATCCGAGCGGGCTGCGACAAGCGCATCGAGACCTGCGGAGCGAAGTTCGCCAATACCGCCAACTTCCGCGGCTTCCCGCACATCCCGGGCCAGGACACGATCCTGCGCTACGCGACCAACGACGGCGGCCACGACG